TGTATGTGTATGGTTGACCTCTATGGGTATCTGCACAATGGCATTCAACTTGAACGGTTTCAACTTCAACCAGTCAGTTGTTGATGCTAACGGAAAGATCGTTCCAACATGGGGCGATGTTCTAAACAGAGCAAACTTAGGAATGGAAGTTATGCATGAAAGAAATGCACACAACTTCCCACTAGACCTAGCATCTGCTGAGTCTTCACAGGTTGCATTAACAGCACCTACAATCGGTTGACAATCTAAATACGTTTAGATATAATTTAGAGACCCTTATGGGTCTCTTTTTTATTGATGTGTTATGTAATGCACACACATGAAAATAAATATTGTATAAATCTTTCTTAAATAATCATGAAAGACCAAGCTTCAGTAGGAGAGGAATCTTCTGCTATCAAATATGACAGAGCATTAGCTCTCTTTACTGAGTCGGTTTTGAAACCAGATCATGATCTTCGTGGTTGTGCTCATAATCAAGGTTGTTATGATGAACTGTTAAAAATCAGGGATCATGTTTTAGACTATCTCTCAACCTTGAAGGAGTAGAGAAAAATTTATTACAGAAAACTTATGAACGGCCGTCTTAAAAAGGTGGACATGGAATCTAGACTTCTTAGAATCAAAAAAGGTATTGATGATAAGGTTTGGTATCCATATTGGAGTGACAAAGAGAGGTGGGCAGCCCAACAAGCGTTGAATAACGCATTAGATATCCTACAAGAATTCGAGTATTAACCATGATTAAAACTCTAATAACAGAATTTCCTTTATCCGACTTTCCAAAAGAAAGAACGGTTACAGAGGAAAAAATAAGAAAGTACACTTACACCAAAGAGGAAGTAGATGTACTGATCTCTAATGCTGTCAAGGAAGCAGTTGAAGAGGCTGTGAGAATTGATGAAGCATCAATGGCAAAACACAACCGTGAAGCAACTGTCATCAGTATGATACTTGGATTCACGACTCTTGCATTGTTTGTAGATGGATTACTTAGAATGTTAGGTATCATCCCACCATTCATGGAGATTGATATTAACATCTTAGATAAGATAGAAACAGATATGATAGATAAGATAAAACAAGTTCCTGTACAAAGATTATTTCAACACGGTTTTAGATGAATGAGCTTACTCTATTATTATATTTCATCATGTTCGCCGTCGTCGTGGGGATGACATTTGCGTTTATGTATAGTATGATGAAGTCAACTCTAAGAGAGTTTGACAAACCAAGACTCACAAGAAACGTTCATCCAGAGATGGAGGATGTGAAATCTGGAGAAACATTACTCGTCTTCTCTACTGAAGAAGAAGATGATGATGACGATGGAGATGTTATTATTGTAAGAAAATGAGAGAACAACTGATCAAAGCACTTCTGGCCCATGCACAGGGCGATATTCAAAAACACGTTGCAAACGTAGAGGTCTATCTGACTAACCCTGCTGGTATTGGAGAACACTCTAATATCGTAGAAGCAATCGAACAAGAACTAGATGAGATTGCGAAGTATCAAGATCAAATAGATATAATCAACAAGTATTTTAAAAAGTAATGGCTAACGATCTCTACGAGGACATGAGGATCCTAAACTCATTGTATGAGGAATTAATGTGGGATACTAACGATGACTTGCAATTCAGTATTGAAGATGGTAAGATAGTCATTACTAATTTAAATTTGAAAAAAGAATGAAATCCGTGTCTAAATTTAAACACCAAGTGAAATCAAGTAAATATTATCTCTTCTGGGGAGCTGCAACTATTGCCGTCATGGCAGGCCAAATATATGTTGGTAATGGATATCGTCAGATGTCTGAGTCAATGGATGGTATCTCTGCAGACATTAATCTACTTGTAGAGGTTCTCACATACACACCAGAACCAAAAGGTCTTTATGAACCTTTGATTCCACCACCAACAGGGTTTAGTCAAAATCCAAAAATAGATCCTGATGACTACATCATCTGGTTAGAAACAAAATGAACTTTACCGTATACTCAAAAGAAGGTTGTCCCTATTGTTCTGCAATAGTGCAAGTTCTTATAGGTAAAGATTTTCAATTTACCGAATATAAATTAGATGAGGACTTTAGTAAAGATGAGTTCTATGACGAATTTGGTTTTGGTTCTACATTCCCACAAATTATTATGGATGGGAATAAACTAGGTGGTTGCACAGACACAATAAGACATCTAAGAGAAAACAAAATTATCTAATGAAAAAAACACAAGTAGATTTATTTGACATCGTTGAACAAGTGCTTGATAATGTTTTTGTAAGTAAAATATATACTTTCGATATGTATCGTTATCTACGATCAAATGAAGTTAAGAGGCCAGTCGTAGATGAGTTTGTTGATAGTATAACCGCAAAGAACATTCAGACCACTATTGATGAGCTGAATCTATATCTAGAGGGAGGAAGTGACTCCGACCATAAACAGATCCGAGAAGCTTACAACTATCTTGGAAAACCTACCGCAAGAAAGATAAGAGATTATCTAAACAAAATTCTTACTGATGCATGGAAGTATCAAAATGATAAGAGACCAGGCAGAAGAAAAGGATCAAAGAATCGCAAAAAACTTACTAAATAAAACAGATCTAATTAGAACATGTTAGAAGTAACTATTGTTTATTCGGCATTGTTTGCCATTGGTGGTACACTATTAGGTATCATTGTCGGATGGTTCGCCTGCGAAAAGTGGAGCGAATATACTGTTCTTAAAAATGCTCAAATTGCATCTCATCCAGAGATGTATGATCAAGAAGGAAACTTGATCCAGACCGAACTCACAGCTGTTCGTGTCGTACTCGATGAAAATGATTATTACTTGGAGGAAGAAGATTAATTATGGCTGCGACTAAAACTAAATTGCCACCTAACCCATTGATTAGTGAAGTCCTTGATGCTGTATCAAAGGCAAGATCTAAAGTTAAAAAAATTGAAATATTAAAGGAGTATGATTCCCCTGCGATTCGTGCTGTATTGATATGGAACTATGATGAGAGTGTGAAGAGTATGCTTCCAGAGGGAGACGTACCTTATAGTCCTAATGAGGCACCAAAGGGCACAGATCACAATCAGTTGACTTCAGAGTATAAGAATCTATATCACTATGTAAAAGGTGGTAATGATCCTTTACCTAATCTAAGGAGAGAGAATATGTTTATTCAACTTCTAGAGAGGCTTCATGCTGAGGAAGCAGAACTGATTTGTTTAACAAAAGATAAGAGATTAAACGAGAAGTATAAGTTAACTAAGGATACCATAGCTGAGGCATATCCAGACATTCACTGGGGTGGTAGATCATGACCACAAAGGTTCTAACTGAGAATCAAATCAATGGCATGAAAGAAAATGGTGTCACTGTAATTTTTAATGGATGTGGGGTAGAAGCCGCAAAGGATAAAAATTTACCTACCACAGCATGGTTGATTTCATGTAAGAATGAAGAGAAACAATGGAGTGACATTGTGATGGGAACCAGAGTTGCGGTGTTTGATTCTTACTATGATGCATTTGGTAAGAATGTAATTCAAAGAATGGATTGGACATCTGGAACTGTCAACCCTACTTCATGGAATGTGGCTGTCAAATCACCAACAAAGAAAAAGAGAAGAGTGAGAGGAGGAGATACTAGTGCCTGACATCAATGATCCTCAACAAGACTTGAAAAACTACACCATTGACATGAGTGAGATGAAGAAAGTCGTAAAGAAATATAAAAAAATGAAAAGGTATATGAAGTCTTCTATGTATGAAATCGCCAAATTAAGTGGAAAAAAGACTTTTATTGATAAATTAGTTGACAAGTATGGGGAAAACCCTAATTCTGTAACAGAAGATACATAATTACTTGCCTATATAATGTGAATGTGTTAGAATTCTAACATACGTTCATCCCGAAAGGGACGCAAGTAAGCCGACTCGGAACGGAATTCGTTCATCCTCGCAAGAGGACGCAAAAGCCGACTGAAGGAACGGATCTAAAAGTCCAATTACTTTAGGAGAACCCAAATGGCACAAGTCACATACAGAGGTGTCCAGTATGACACCGAAGAGTACAATGCAAAAGTACTCGCCGAAGCTGCACAGAAACAAAGACACGAACTAATGTATCGTGGTCTTAAAGTTACTAAAAAGGTAGCTGGAGGTGTGTAATGCTGGTCACAATAGAAATCCTCGCTGCAAGCGTAGTATTTCTAACGATCATCTACGCTGAAGCACGACTCTTATACAAGAGTTAAAAAGAGGAGGGGTTTACACCCCTCTTTTTTTGTATTATAATTAGCTCAAAAAGTAATCAACATGAACAAAGGAAAACTAAAAGTTTTACTGATGGCTCTTAAAGAGGTAGTTGATGAATTAGAATCTGAAGTTTATTCAGATGTCGATGCTTACCATAATGAAGAGTCATTCTCTTCAAGCCCACTTGACTACGATGAGATGTTTGATGATGGATCGGACTGAATTTAATTTTAGGATAGAAGTTTTATCCGTTCTTCTCAAGAATGTTGCCACAAATTCAAACAATGGCTCTCTCTATGAGTGTGCTGATGAATGGATAACCAGAGGTAATCTAAATACGGAAGGCCTTATTGATTTCTTTAAGTCGTACTATCACTAGTAATAAATACTAGCGTATGGTTAGAGAAATGACATTGAACGATAAGAAAGCCGCTAAAAAACTAATAAAGATTGCCAAATTAAGACCTGAGTACTACACTCAAGCAGAGGTTACTTATGCAAGAATTATTAAAAAACGTTTAAAACAGAATGACAGTAAAACTAGTACAAGTAACGCCTGACGCTGAAAAGAACATGGCGTA